GTGCCGCCCGCTGCGCCGATTGTGCCGGAAGCTACGGCTACGCCGGCAGACCCGAACCCGCCGCCTCCGGCGCCTGCCGTGAAGCCGGAATTGGCACCGCCGGAATTACCCTGGCCGAGAGTTCCTACGCCACCAGCCGATGCAGCACCAGCCCCGGCGCCACCACCAGACCCGCCGTTTGAGCCAGCAACATTGAAGGCGCCGCCGCGACCGCCGCCAACGGCGACGGACGCTCCGAATATGCTATTTACCCCGTTGGTTGCCGATGCGCCGCCGGCCCCGATTGTGCAGGAAATAACCTGCCCGGGCACAACCGCGAGGATGGGGACCTGTAGTATCCCGCCGCCGCCGCCGCCACCTCCGGCGCCCCCCGCCCCGGCTGCACCACCGCCGCCTCCGCCAATCAGGGTTAAGGCAAGAGATCGCACATTGGCTGGAACAGTGAATGGGCCGCTTGCCGTGATGATCTGCGAGCCCTCGAGCGCCCCGGCGGCGTAGGCTGCAAAATATCCGCCGGCCGTGAATGGGCTTTCCGCTGGTATGTCGGTAAAGTAGTTCACCCCGGCCGTGAAGCCGGGCAGGTAGTAGTCCTGAAGCATCTGGGCCCGAAGGCCGACGATCTGCCCGTAGTCGGTTTTGTTGACCGTCAGGCGCCGAACCGTGCCGATCAGCACAAGGGCGCTTGATGTCACGTCCGTGGTGGGCTGGCAGATCACCGTGTACGTGCCGGCGGAGCTCACCACCACCAGGCACAGGTACATCACATTGGTGTTATTGAATAGCAGGATGTCGCCGGCAACGAAGGCCGAGCCCGCCGCCGTAAAGCTCGTGACCGGAGTTCCGGTGACAGCAGCCACCGTGAACGGGACATCATAGTAGCCGTTCAGCAGCGTGAGGCTGTTGCCGGCAATGACGTTTGCCACGTAGCCGTAGGCCCCGACCGGCACGGCGGCCGGAGTGGTTGCCTGATAGCTCGGTGCCGTGAACTGATAGGCGGTCGGGATTGTCTGTGAAACCGGGATCCGGTCATAGGTGCGGGTCCAGTCGGCAATTCCCTTGGCCAGCTGCGAGGTGCTGGGCGGGCCCTCCAATGTGAGGAAGGAGAGCGGGTCACCCACATTTCCGTCCGTGTCGAGATCAACTGGCGGGAATACAACGGACCGGGTCACGGCGGTTGTCTGGATCGCTGGATATTGCAGCGGCGTCGGCAAGTTCGTCGCCGGCATGGTGAACGTTGCACGGCAGGTATAGATTCCCAAGCCACTGCCGCCTACGCCGCCACCGGTGTAAGACTGGAAGGCCGACCCAGATTCGGACAAGCCGATATAAACGGCCGTTAGTATGTTAAGGTTGGTGGCCGCAACCGTGCACCAATACCAGCCGTTTCCGACAGACTTAATCGAAGACGTGCCAATAATCGTAGAATATACAATGCCGTTCTGCAGGTCGAAAACCGCCTCGGCGATGTTTGAAAACGATAGATTGTTTTGGATTGAGAGGCAGCCGTATTGGATGCCTGCGTATTTCATAAACACCCCAAAGGAGCAGGGCCCGCCTGTTCCGGAGAGGGAGGCCGGAAAAGGCTGCCCCACAAGATGGGAACTGGTCGCAACCGTATCACCCAGAAAGCTCGCGTTTAACAGGCCCTCGGGATCGGTTGCGGCATTGAACTGAACTGTGGCCGCCGTGGGGGTCCACACCGAGGATTGGGTGAGGTCATCCGAGTAGAGCACCTGATTGGTCGCGCTTTGTGGAACCCCGATTATCGGGTAATACGACGCAGCCGTGGACAGCATCTCCCGGTCTATCTCCTTGGCATAGTATTCCGTCTGTGCCTGCAGGGGGAATGAAAACTGCAGCGCCCCCTGCTGCTTGGGGGTTGTCCATGTGCCGTCGTAATATGGGGAGTTTGGCATCGTCTTCTATCCCTTGGACGGGCCGATGATTTGATCTAGCTGCCCGCTGATCGTCGTCAATGTGTCGTTGCTGGCCTGCTGTAGCTGCTGGTTTCCCTGCGTGGTGGAGATCGGCGCAGGCGTGAGGTTGTTCCCGAAAATGTCTGAAGCTGAGACATTAATATATTGTGCGTGGAGGGTGTTGATCTTGTCCTCGATGGCCTTGATTTCCGCTGAGGCGTTCGGGTCGGAGTCCGCGCCTTCAAGCGCGTTCATCTGGTCCTGCAGGCCCTGGATTATCGCGAGCAGGTTCGCCTTAACATTACGGACCGTGTTGCTGATGTACTGCGCCTCCTGCCCGGTGTTGGTGTACGTGTCGAGCGTGCCGGGCCCGCCGCCAGATACCGATCCGCTGTCCGGGTCGCCTTCGGCGCCCACCGGGCCGGCGGCAGCTGCCGCGGCAGCTGCCGCAGCAGCGCCCTTCTGGGTCTCAGCCGCCGTCTGGGCATTGATGGCCGTGACATCGGCGTTATCCGCCGCCACCTCAGCAACCGCCGTTGCGAGGTTCTGATCCAGAACAGCCTTCTGCTGCTGCAACACAACAAGCTGTGCAGCGGCGGCGGCGCTTTTGGTCTGCTCGTAGATGGCAAGCTGGGCGTCCAAATCAACCTGTGCTTTCTTTTCCGCAGACTGAAGCACCAGCACCTTATATTGGTCAGCTGATATGGAATTTATCCCCGTCAACGTGCCGGCCTGGTAATTGAACATTGCCAGCTGGTCGGCCGCCGAGAGCGCAATTGATTTCTGGTAGGCGTCCTCCTTGGACGCTATCTGCGTGGCAAGTGAGGCAGCCGCATTCGCAAGCAGCTTATTTTGGGCAGAGGTGTTTGTGGCGGCCCCGATCTGATTTTCGTAATAAACCTGCTGACCGACAAGCGCCGTAATCTGCTGCTGGACGGTCATCGAGTCAGCGCGTTCCTTGTAGTCGTCCGTTGCCGCCTGTATCTCGTCCCTCGTGGCCTGGGTCTGCGCAGCCTGGAGGGCAACGGCTGTCTGCATCAGGGCAACCTGCTCAGTCAGCAGTTCCTTCCTTGCCCCGGATGTGTCGAGCCCTGCAGCCTCCTGCGTCGAGATGACCTGGTTTGTGGCAACCTCCTGCGCAAGGATCGCATTATACTGGTCCGTCAGGTCGTTCACCGAGTCCTGACTGTCCGTCTGGCTCGCCGCGTACTGCTTGTCCAGCGCCACCAGCTGCGCGTTCATCTTCGCCATCTCAGCCGGAAGGTCCGTCATGAACTTGTCGTGGGCGGCCTTGATCGTGGCAAGGGTTGCCGTGGTTTGATTCGACATCTGCTGATACTGCTGCTGCCACGCCGGGGAGATTCCGCGCACGTCGTCTATCAGCGTCCCGACTGCCTCGCCGGCCATGCCTGGAATAGAAACCAGCATCATGCCCACGTCCTTAAAGGTGCTGCCCGTGCCGCTTACAACGGCCTGGGTGTCGAGCCACGCCTGGCCCTGGTCGCTGATCGCGTTGCCTGTAATTTCGGACGCCTGCTGCTCCGCATCGGCAGCATCCATGGCCGCGTCGGAAAAGTCCTTGATCCCCTTGATGGCCTCCATGAACACAACGGCGCCGATGAAACCCGAGCCAATCTCGCTCATGGCGCGGCCCGCCTGTGTCGAGAAACCTTTCATCATTATCGACGCCTCCTGCGTGGCGTTCTGAAGCCCCGAGGTGTCGCCGCCAAAGTATGCTGTTATTGAGCTATCCATGGGCGGCCTGTGTGCGCCTGAAAAGGTGGTCCGAGATCAGGCGGTCGCTCGGATTGGAGAGCGATGCCCTCGGGTTGTACCGCTTGCACATGGCCCTCTGGTACTGGAAGAGACGGCAAAGCGGAACCCCCATGATAAAATCGTCGGTCCAGCCGTACTCATGCGCAAGGGAGTCGATGAGCCCCGCCGAGCCGAGAAAGTATTCCTTTCCGTCCGAGCGGCCGGGCCCCGCCGAGTCCATGAAGGCATTTCCGATGTGGGCATTGATCTCCGTGACGGCCCATGGGTACTTTCCGGCCAGAAGCACCGGGCGCACGTTGCGCTTGACCCACCGCTGGCGCCCCCGTTCGTTCCCGGCCTCGTAGGCGAGAGAGTGCAGCCACAGGTACACCGCAACATCCTGGGGCGAAGGAACGCCCTTCGGGACCACAAACGGGCTCCCCATGCCCTTCAGAAGCGTGAGCGTGCGAATCGACAGCTGGCGGCAGGGAATGCCGCAGATGATGATTGTGTCGAGAAGCGAAAGCTCGCGGACCTCGCGCTCGCGCTCCATTGCCTCCGCCAGCTGCGGGATGTCGTCGAAGAGGCTCATAAGAGCCCCGTGGCTACGATGCGACCCTGACCCGGAATCCGAGCGTGACCTTGCGAGCGTCCTTCTGGTTCTCGACCTCGCCAGCATCCGTGACGACGCAGCCTACGGTGGCTGTCGGGGTGCCGTTGCGGACAAGCGTAAAGGTGGAGCCGATTGTCGGAACGGAAGTCTGGGACGTTGCAAGCTGGAACGTGCCGGAGCCCTTGGAGAAGGTCGGGATGATGACCTGGGACGCCGGGATTCCGAGCTCTGTGTAACGCTCTATCTGTGTCGAGGCGTCGGTAACGGTCACATTCTCCGCCACGAACGACGATCCGCCGGGATAGACGGTGACCACCTGTGCGCCATACGGGACTGTGAAGTCATTATAAGTCGGCATTGCTTACCCTTCGGCCACCGTCAAGCTGGGAACCCTGACGGGTTAATGAAGAATACGGGCTGAAGGACCGTGCGCAGCGTCTCGGTCTTCTCCATCGAGTCCACCGTGCGCCCGCCGCCTACCTGCCGCAATGTGTCAGGGGCCAATAGGTAATAGGAATTGACGGCGAAGGCCGCCTTGATGGCGGGGTAATTTGCGGTGACTTGGCGTAATGTTCCACGTAGAACATTCGGGCTCTGCGGCCGTGCCGGCGAATAGGTCAGATTGAGGGTGACCCGGCAATTCTTCTGGGTGTAGAGCACCGTCCCGGCAAGGGAACCGCTTGGGATTGTCTGCTGGTTCATCCCTTCGTCAAGCAGTTCGCAGATTACCTCAAGGCGCGGGGTGACCTGGGTAGCGTTCGTATCCGTCGCCGTAGCCGGCAGCGCAAGCGTCGTGAAGAGGTAGTTGTAAAGGACCGTCTCCACCTCCGTCTCGATGTCGAGAAGGGTTTGGAGGTTGGGCGCGGGCATACCCTAGACGGTTCGTCAGTCGGAATTGACCTCGATTCCCGGGTACTTCGCGGCCACCTGCTTCATGTCGTTGAAGACTCCGTGCTTCAGGTTCTGGTTAAAGAATCCCACCCGGCCGGCGATGGCTGAAAAGAAAGCCGCTGCGCCGCCGATCCATGTCTGAAGGCGGCTGTTGTTGGTCACCTGTATTTTGTACACATTGCCCGCATCCTCGACCGCCGCCTTGACGTAGGCGGCTGCGTCGCGGCCTGGCTCAACGGCGGTCGATGCCTCCTTGGCTGTGAGCGTGAGGCCTAGGAGCAAGGCGAGCTCGTACCACGCACGCGCCCCCCAACCAATGCTGGCAATGCGGATTGCCATGTCTTTTTCCCGCGTTGCCTTTATCACACCCCAAAGTGCGTCCGGGTATCGGTTGCTGAGCTTGTACTTTTTACCCGCCATTGTTGTCCACTGCGTGCCGGCCTGCGAGGCAACGATCTTGGCCACGCTGCCCACCTTCACGGAGTTGATTGTTTTCTGAAGGATAGACTGCACCTCCGAGCGAATGATCTCCTTTTTCGTCGCGCTCCCCTGCAACCGCGAGGCCATCTCGTTCATGCAGGCGTTGAACTGGTCCACCTTGATTTCCAGCTTCAGGTCGATCATGCGCGGTGGTCGGCCTTCACGACAAGGGTGACGGCGATGCCATCCTGTGAGGCTTCTGCGGAAACCACCTCGTAATTGGTGGAGAAGGCGTCCCCAAACTGGGTGACGCCCACCCGGTCTCCGGTGATGGGGGCGACACCGAGCAGGGTCAGGCTCTGCTGGAAGGTGATCTCCAGGTGAACCTCATCGACATTTCCAACCAGCGTCAGGCTGTATCCCTCGGCAAGCTGCGTGCAGGTGCAGGTGATCGCCGGGTACGCAGTGAAAGGGGTTACGGTCTGCGTCCACGAGAATGATGCGGGCAAGTCGGCTATGGCCGCCCCGAGGTCTGCATCGAAAACAGCGACGTTAATTGCCATCACCCAAGGACCGGCCGTCAACGCCGCCCTCCGACCTCATCTTATCGACCACCGCCCTGACGTCCACGTCCAGCTGCTGCAGGTAACTGAATCCACTCGAGAGGGTTTTAAGCGCCACCTCCGTCACGAGGTTTGTTGCCGCAAGCATCTGAGGATCCTCCTTCGACTTCACAAGCAGCAGGATAAACCCGCATTTCCCGGAGTGCTTCTTTACCGCCTCCCCGCACCGCTCGATCAGCTGCTGGTCAAAGTCGCCCATGGATTCTTTTTCGGCTGGAAGGTGATGTGATGCTTGCAACCACTTCCAGCATGAGGATACGAGGGAACGTATCTATACCTGATGACGTGAGGTCCCCATTCTCTCCGGTGGTCTGATCCAAAGCGTACTGAAACAGACACACCCACGCTCTGGTCGTTGTCCTCGATGATGAACGTGCAGGGCAGATCTCGGCCCTGCACAAACGACACCGCTTCGTAAAAATGCCCTTCATCAGTCGCGCCGTCCCCCAGGAAGCACCACACCGCCGCCTGTGATCCCGAATCCTTGAGCGCCAGCGCAATGCCTGCCGCGATGCAGCAGTTTCCGGCCAGGATTGCCGAGGTGAGAAAGTTGAGGCTCCGCTTGAACAGGAACATCGACTGGCCGGAATGGATGCGCTGCATCAGTTCCTCCGGGCTTCCGCCGGCCAGCAGCCAGTGGTAGTGGCTGCGATGGGATCCAAGGATCCAGTCTCCGCTGTGGATCTGCTTAAAGATGTCAATGAGCGGCCCTTCGTTGCCCCCCGCAAGGTGCAGCAGGTACGGGAGCTCGCCCCGTTCCCAGGCAAGCTGCACCTGGTGCTCAAACTCGACAAGCTGCTCCCTGGTCGCGTTGTGCATCGTCAGAACATCCACTGGTGAAGCTCGATTCCCCGGGCGGCAAAAATCCGCCTGAGCCGGTTGGCCTCCTCCACGGACCCGCCCTCCTTGATGTGGTGGAACTCGACATGAATCTCTGTCATGCGCTGCAGGGCTGATGGCGCCCGGAGCAGCTTTTCAAGTATAGAGAACTCGGAGCCCTCGCAGTCCAGCTTAAGGACGATCTTGTCGGCCGGCAGCGTGAAGGCGTAAACGGCGTCCTCGATGCCCGCCGAGAACACACGGAGGTCATAGGACGTGCGCATGTTGGCGGTCAGGTGGTCGCTGGCAAGGTAGGGCTCGAAGCTGTCGCCCCTGGGGTCGTCCTTCTGGTGGAACGCAAGTGATCCGCTCTCCCCCCGGATTCCGAACGGGCAGACGTGGACCCAGTACCGGGATTCCTGCGCGGCGGCTGTCTCCATGAGTGCCGGCACATGTCGCGGCGACGGCTCGAAACACCAAATATCCCACCCGTCATACAGGGGTGACTTGTTTAGAAAGTCGGGAAACGTCTGCCCGACATTTGCCCCGACATCGAAGAAATGGTGCTTCATTTGTCCATGTAGATCATCACCCGCCCGGCCTCGCCGGCCTGCACGAGCGCGACGGCTTCGTTGACCTTTTCCAGCGGCAGCCGATGGGTCACGATTCCGTCAACGTTCAGCACTCCGGCCCGCCAGGCCGCGATGTAGCGCGGGATGTCCCGGTCCGGTTTGAAGCCGCCGCCCTGCGTTGCCTTGATCGTCTTTCCCTCGCCTTCAAACATGTGGTCGGCGTTGTGCAGGAACGCTAAGTAGTTAGACGGCGGGTGGCCCACCATGATGAAGCGGCCGGACGGCGCCAGTTGCGTGAGGGAATCCGAGATAGCCTGTGGGCTGCCGGAGGTCTCAATGATGACATCGAACTGGTGGCGCGGCTCGCGCCCGTCTCTCCACATCCCACAAGAAGAGCCAGTCCACGAGTTGATCCATGGGTTTGCCATCGGCAACTTGTCGGGCGATGAGTTGATGTACTCGTGGGCCCCGAGCGCCAGCGCGACGGCCTCCTTGCCTGGGTGGATGTCGCAGCAGGCGATATGGCCCGCGCCGGCTATCCGGCAGGCCCGGATCAGGTTCATCCCAAGCCCCCCGCAGCCGACGATCAGCACCGTTTGCCCGATCTTAAGCTCCGCCTCCCGTTCCACGGTTCCCAGGGCCGTGGACAGGCCGCAACCGAGCAAGGCGGCCAGTTCCTGCGGGGTGTCGTCAGGAACAGGCGTCAAGCGGTTCTCCGAGGCTATGCATTGCTGCGCCAGGGTGGCCACCGCGCCCGATCCGACCTTGCCCTTAGTAGAGTCATAGGTTGGCAGTCCGGACGCGATCCCTGCGGCCTTGCGCCAGTGAAGCACCACCTTCTGGCCCTTCCTGACACGGGAGACCCCTAGGCCGGTGGTAACGACGATTCCGCAGCCCTCGTGGCCGAGCAAATGGGGCAAGTGGCTTGCATCACCCTTCTCGCCCCGGATCTCCTGGAGTTGGGCGCCGCAGATGCCCGAGCAGATCATCTCAACCAGCACCTGCCCGTACCGCAGCGGCTGGTCTGGTTCCACGTCCCACAGTTCCAGCGGGGCATTCAGCTTGGTGAGGATGGCGGCTTTCACGGGTTAGGGCCTACGTTTTGCCAGGGGCGACAGAAGCAGAGGCTTCCACGGCTCTGTGGAACACGATACATAGCCACCAGCCCATCACGCTTAACTTGATGATAATCCAGGTCGTTGTGTCTGAAATCTATCGGAGCGGGTCTTGTATTCATTTTGTCACATCAAGTCCTTGTACTCGAAAAGGGCTGTGGAGTGCGGGTACATCCCCAGCACCTCCGGGTCTTTCAACCCCTGCACGGCGGCGGCATACCAGTTTGTCACTTGCTGCTCATCCCGAAGGCTGACAACCGGAAAGGAAACCATGCTGTCGAGGGCCGCCGCAAAGTCCTGTGTGTGGGTCGGGCCGGTAAAGAGCGGTTTCTGGGTGTTGCCGACTACAATGCGCAGCAGCAGGGTCGGCCTGAACTCCCCACGGGAGATTGTCCGCATCGCCGCCAGGTGGTTCACGATGGCGTCGAGCGCATTCAACATGAAGTCGGCACGCTCGATGTAAACCAGAGGCTTAAGCCCGGCCAAGGCCAGGCCGATCCCAAGCCCCACCATCAGGTTTTCAGCAACCGGAGTCTCGATGCATTGCTCCACCGGCACGCCTGCGAAGGTGCCGCCGCCCCGACTCGGCTGTGCTGTGCCGTAACCAATAATCCTCGCCTTTGGATCCAGCGCAAAGGCGGTCATCGCCGCCGTGAGGGCGTCTTTGTAGGCGCTCAAATGACGCCCTCCAACTCAAGCATCTTCTTGGCATCGCCCACCGTTTTGCAGCAGACCGTGTTCGGGGCAATGTTCACGTCCTCGTTGTCGAGCAGGATCACCCGCCGCTTCACCGTCTCCTTGTTCCAGATGTTGAACGTGGGCCAGCTCGGGCCGGTCGAGGCCCCGACGATGTACTTGCACGAAAGGGACAGGGTTCCGATCGAGGTCACCGTCAGATGCTTGTCCGCAGCGCACGGCACCCCGAGCCTGCTTGGCTGTGTCGTTATGACGGACAGCTTCCTGGCAAGGCAGGAGATCAGCGCCGTCATCTCGGGCTCCGAATACCTACTCCACTGGTTTGAGAGCGGCCTGGAGTTGATGACCAGCACGTCAAACGGGTCGCACAGCTTCTGCTCTTTTCTGATCGCCGGGTAGTCGAAGAGGAGATCGCCCGGCTCCTTGAGCGGCGATTCAAGCCCGAACAGTTCCGCCAGGTGGTGAAAGAAGGCGCAGTAAAATCGCCCGTAGTTGTTTTTCAGCAGGTGTGATTCCCAGAAGCCTGCGGCGTTCTTCCACACGTCCACGCTCTCCGCCGGCTTGTACTCAAGCGGGATCAGGCGCAGGTTCGGCAAGTCCCACACAACCTCCGAAAGCTGGTCCATGTAGCACAGGTGGCAGGCATGGGTGAAAAGGATTTCGGGATGCTGCTTTGCCAGCGCACGCAGGAAATGCAGATGCGCCAGGTTATCCCCGAGCCGGTAGGCGCAGAACGTGTCAACGGTCTTTGGGAGGAGTTGGCTTTTCATTCACGGGGTCCACCTTCAGGAGTTGGTTGGAGATGTTGAACAGATTTTTAACCAGGGCGTTCATCGTGCGCAGCGTCGGGAAGTGCTGCGTGAATAGGATCACTGTGCGCTTCGTCCCGACCCGAAAGCCAAGCGAGAGCCCCATCAGCAGGCCGAGCATCCAGGCAACTGCGCAGAGAACCGGTGTCCAGATATACCAGTTCATTTTACGAAGGGAACCAGCGCCACCTTTGGAAACTGCCACAGTTTATTGAAGTTCGTACACCTGACGAATGCGCAGCGCAGGACCGCGTTGCCGTTGCGTTGCTCCTCCTCAACCCACTCCATCCCTGTTCGGCAATGCGGGCAGATGATGCCGGTTCCAAAAAAGGCCATGCACTCCAGCTTCTCGGTCTTTATTGTTGGCGCGGCCATCAGTGTTTCCCCCACCGTTTCAACGCAGCCTTGCGTGCCTGCTCCGTGGACCGAGCCTTGCACTTGCCGCGCCCCGCCTTGCCACCAAGCCGTCCAAACAGGGCGGCGGCATCAGACTTTTTGGAGCGGCTGGTCATTCGTTGTATTCCCGGGTCTTTTGGGGGTTGCGCCGAGTGAATGTCTCGCGCCCGCTTTGGTAATGCTTGGGATCGTTCTGCCGCCTATAGGTGTCGTCCCACTCTGCGCTCCCAAACACCGGGTGCTCGTGGACAAAGGTGATCTCATTGCGAAGGTCGAGGACAACCCCGTCCTGTAATGCCCGCACGGTAAACTCGTTGTCCGAGAACATAGAATAGTATTCGGGGGAGAATAGGTACGGCTCTCCCATAACTTCCTTGGAGGGGTCGAGCGCATTCTTTGTCCCGAGCGCATCGCGCTGCTGCTCGTAGCGGGCCCGCGTCAGGATAGCCATGCAGAACAGGTCGTCCTTGCGGTGGCCGTCCGAGATGGCGACGACAAGCGGAACCTCGCCCACATTCGCCTCCGGTCCACCCCGGTACTTTGTCTCCTTCTCCAGCGCCTGCCAGATCGCCTCATCCCAATGCATCGGCGGGGACCAGTCGTCGGACACCTGCACAAGCACCTTGCCCTGCGAGACTGACGCCAGCGCATTCCATGCCTTCACACAGCCGTTCGGCTCCTCGATGACAAGGTGCCGGTACTCCTTCAGGTGCTTGAGGCTTTCTGCGTCGTCCTCGTCGATCCCGAAGGTGTGCTCGATTGAGATGGGGATGAAGGCCGTGCGGAAGAACAGTTCGCGGGCCCGGACTGCCTTTAGCGGCCGGCCTCGCGTTGCATGGAGGAGCGAGAACCGCCCGCCGCCACGGTGGAACACCCCGTCCTCCAGCTCCATCGCCCCCTTCTCAAATCCAGAGGCCCGCAATGATCGCGTGCGCAGCGTCAGCCCCTTTTCCCCGATGAAGCGGTCGGATTGCGGAAGCCCGGAGTCGGGTCCACGGTGGATTGACTGCATGAACTCCGAGGCCCGCCGGGCCCTGTTTGGTGATCCCGATTCCAGCTCAAGCTCCGCCATCACACCCCATGGATCGCGCCGGCCCGGCTCGATGCGCAAGGCTTTCCACGCATAGTTAAGCGCCTCGGCGTAGTCTCCCCTGATCCGCAGGATCTCCGCCAAGTTGAGCAGCGTGGACTGCTTGAGGGGGCTCAGGCAGTCCGATTGCGCTGTGATGTTGGCCCACCGGAACGCCTCCTCGAAAAACACATTGTTCTTCTGGTCCGCTCCCCACAGGTAGAAAAATTCCCGGTGGATCGCCTCCGCGAAGCCGTGAATGTACCGGAGCGCGAACAGCATGATCCGCACGTTGCGCATCTTGTCGCGCTCCTTGCCCGCTGTCGGCGCGTGGGTGTAGATAACCCTGTCAACGTAATCAGCCCTCGGCTTTCCCGGCACGATGCACTTCTCAAGCTCGATCTGGCAGCACTCGTGGACCGGCTGCGACCAGTGGGAGTTGCCTGTGCGAAAAAGGCGCTCGCGGTAGTTGCTTTCCCCTGAAGTCGGGATCGAGTAGTGGAAATAAAAGAAGTCGTAGCCGGGGCGGAGCGTGCAGGCGCGGATCTCGGCCGTGTCGGCGTCCGTTGTCATGTCGTCCACATCCGCCCAAATCTGCCAGGCGCTGTTTGCCAGGCCCCAGGCCAGGTTCCGGGCTGCTGCGAAGTCGTCCACATGCGGCCAGGTCGATGGGTCGCCCTCGATGACCTCTTTTGACTCCGGGTGGGAATAGGGCAAAAGGACGTTAAAGTATTCAGCGAAGCGGAAGTTTTTCCCGTTCTGCTCGCACCATTTTTTTGCCATCGAGACGGTCTTGTCGTGGGCGTTGCGCCCGAGCGCACGAACGAGGCAGAGTTCGTCGAACGCCCCACGGAAGGCCGTCAGGAACCGGACGATGTGAAGCTCCTCGTTGCCTGTGATGACGCAGAGGGAGATTGTCGGCAGCGCGGCCGGATCTATTCCTCCTTCAATTATCCCGTCGGCTATTGCCGCCGCCGATTCCTGTTCCTCGGCGAATGGGATTACATTCGTCTCTGCGGGTGCTTCAACTTCGGTCATGACTATTTTTTAGGCGATTATCCCTTGGCGACAGGTAGTCGATGTGGGCCGCTTACTTTCCCGCGGGCCGCTTATCTAGGCCCTTCTCTGTGAGGATTGCGGCGAGGTCATCGACGTGCAGGCAATCGCACATGCAGGCACCCACTACGCCGGGCTGAACCGGAGCAATCGAGCCATTGCAGTAATCGTTGCCTGGAGTGGCGTTGTGGAGCACGCCGAGGGCGTGAATCTTACCTTCGTTACCGATGGAGACGATTATGTCTCCGTTCTTAGCTTCTCTGCCGTTTCTGTAGTGCATATGATTATTGGTTTTGTTGTTTCATGGTTTACGTGTCGTCAGGGGATACTCGCCATTTTTTATCCTCAATCCATGTCTTACACGCGGCTCCGCTTGTTACACTTACCCAATACTTCCATTTGCCTGGGCCGGGAATGTGTTGAGTTTCAGCAGTTTCACCAAAGCAAAACCGCACCTTACCTATTTCAAAGGAAATTGCTACAAGCCCAGCTTCTCCGTACTCGTCATCACCTATTACCGGAGTGTCCGCTTTAGCTAGAAGATACCCAGCAAGCTCATGGGAGCGAATTGCTGGTGGGGCAGGGATGTACGCTGGCGGTGGATCGTCGGTCATGCGGCCCTATGCTCAAGCCGTTGCGCACCCCTTCCGCAAGCACAAAAGAAAAAGCCTGCTGTTTCCAGCAGGCTATTTCACATGAAACCAGCCCAGAGAAAATCTTACGCGTACTGTGTGCCGATCAGCTGCGCACCGGCCGCCAGGACGACCTGCTCGTCCGTGTTCTGGCGCGAGCGCACGATGGTGGAGCGCAGGCGCTCCTGCCGATAGCTTTCCACCTGGAAGATGTCGGCGTCCTGCTCCCAGAAGATCGTGAAGGCCACGCTCCCGTTGAAGTATTGGTCCGGGCCGCTCGGCTCGACAATCGTTCCAAGCCACATGAGGGGATCGCTCCAGATGTTGGAGAGAACCGAGGCCGGAGAGCCTTGGGCCGAACCGTCGTAGGTGGCGCGTCCGATCAGCACCTGCTTCACGTTCAGGGCGTCGGCCATTGCCTCGGTTCCGAGTGTGATGAAGGTGTCCGTCGAGACCGTACCCCTGATCCTGTTCTGCAGCTTCGTCGAGCCACGGATGCGCAGGAAGTTGTTGTAGGACATGACCAAAGTCAGGTTGTCCACGTTCTCCCCGCGTCCCTGGATCTGCGCCTTGGCCGAATCCACGTCCAGGCCAACATCGAAGGTGGCAATGTTCGTGGTCGTGTACGAGAGGGCGCCTGTGAAGGTCGAGAATGTTGCCGGGGCCTGCAGGAGGTTGGACACGCGGATCTCGTGGCCGATCTGCACCTGCCGGTAGGCCCACACCGTCTCACGGGCCTCGAGGTCGAAGAACCTCCCGATGGTCCGGGCGTTCTTGTCCGGCACGACTGCCTCGATGCCGTACTCCTCGCAGTTGTACTGGCCAGGCACCCAGGCACGCATGATGCGGGGGTAGTCGCTGCCGGCCGAGATCGGCTTCGCCTCGTTGCGGAGCAGGTTGCCCGCGTTCTTCTGGATGATGGGGTACTGCCCGGCCTCCGTCTGCACCGGAATCGGAGGGCAGCACTTGGGGCCGATGAAGAGTTCGCTTTGGAGGAACGCTTCCTCGACGACACCCCGGAGATCTGCACGAAGGATCGCGCCGCCTAGTCCAAACATGGTAGTGAGGGATTAAAGTTGAGTTATGACGGAGATGGAGATCAGAACGCCGGGAGCGCCTCGATGACTGACCCGGTGTTGGTGCCGGAACCCTGGAGCGCGATGCCCCAGACATTCGTGTACGGGCTCACGCAGACGTAGCCGAGAAGGGTTGTGCCGAGCGTCGCGCCAGGCGTGATCGCTGTCGTGCCGTTGCCGGTGACCGCAATCTGGCAGGAGCCTGTGCCGTAGAAGCGGACCTTCGGGACATCGTAGCTGTTGCCCGCCACGTCCTGCTGTAGAACACCCTGGCCCTGCTCGGCCCCGGACGGCCCGATGGCGCCATTGAGGCTGACCGTGACGCGGATGAACGCGGACATGGCCGTGTTGACCGTAAAGCCGCGTGAGAAATCATATGAGGTTGCCATGGTAGGGGGGATCAGTCGCGGCTGAACTTGATCGTGCGCTGCGAGGTGATGAACGCCCTGTGGGCTTCGCTACCACACTCGGCGGAAGCTGTGGACAGGGCCTTGAGCTTGGAGAATCCGTTCGCCTTGAAATGCTTTTGGGCGGAGGCGATGAACTTGTCCTCGGGCTTGTCGCCATCGGCGCCGTGGTCGGTCGCGGCGGCAGGCGAGGCAATGGCGCCTGGGCTTTGCCCCAGCTTTGCGGTGAATTGGCGTGCTATTTCCTGCGCAATCGAGCGGCCCATCTCGCGGAGCTCGACATCCCGCGAATGCGCCTTGAAGCCGGGCGGGGTGGCACGCTTCGGCGTGCCAGGCGCTGCGATGGCGGGCGGATTGCTGGAAACGGTGTCGCCCTGTGCGATGGGATCGTTGGCGGCTGCAGCGGAGAAGGGAAGCGGAGCATCCTGCGTCTCGTCGATGCCGGAAGCGCCCCCTGTATTGCCGGGCTCGTCCGTCTCATCGGGGTCGCCGCTCGGGAGCGGAGCGCCGGGCGCCGTGCTCGGCGCCAGGGCGGCAACCGAAGCCTCGAGCTTGGCGAACCTGGCCATGTGGCCCTGCATTGCCGTCATCAGCTGCTTGTGCTGTGCGGCGATGTCCTTGAGAGAGGGAAGGTCGGCGTTGTCGGGAGCGCCCTTTGCTGCGGGAGCAGCCTGGGCCGGCGCTGCGGCTTTTGGAGCTGTTTGGATTGCCATTCTACCCTTGACCCCGGCGTCAACCCGGCGCCGGGAGAAAAGACCGGTCGGGCAGGCTGCCGGCTCCGTCACCAGGTCGCATGAGAAGATTTCGTCGCAGCGCGTGCAGATACTCCCGCCGCAGATTTCGTCCTCGCCGATGAATGACACCGAAAAGCCGAAGCAGTCGGGCATGACGTTCGCCATCTCGAAAATCTTGGCCTTGTTCGGCTCTGAATCGAAGACGTGGAAGTCGGCGCGGAGCGTCTCGCCGTCTATGGCGAAGTTGTCGAGGAAGCCGATGGCTGAAAGTACGCCTGAGCCATGGTCCGCGTTCACCCTGAGCCCGTTCTCGTAGGTCTGCGCCGAGGCCATCACCTGCTGCAGGGTGGTCATGTCCACGGCTAGCGGCTGCCCGAGCATGGGGTCGTCGTGGCCGAGAACCGGCCCCATCGTAATCATCCCGACGCCACGGATTACCCCGTTCGTCTCATCGACCGCCTGGATCGTGAAGTTTTGGGCAAACTGGTGCTCTCTCCGCATGCCCTAGCCGAACCGTCAACTGCCTGCGGCGTCTCCTGATCCTGCAATCGCATCCGAGGCCGCCGCAGCTGCCGCCACCTGCGCCGCCGCCGGATCCGAGGCCGGTGGAGGCATCGCCGGGGCGATGAAGCCGTTGGGGGTACGAACCGTGAGCATCGTAAGGGCAGTCTCAAATGGGATGCTGCGCTTTTGGGCTATGGCCTGCGCCATGCCGATAAGCTGGTCCGACTCCTGGGCCATGATCTGCATTTCCGCAGAGGCGTCCTGCCCCGTCTCTCCAAACCATGAATCGAGGGTGAGCATTCCAGACTGGACCTCCTTGATTGCCGAGGTCGAGTCCCGGCCGGCGTCGATTGAGATGGCCGGGGCGAACTGCCACACGCCGCCGTCCCACTGCGGGGTCCATGGGATTGAGCCATTGCCCATTCCCTCGATCAGCAGCGCATTCTTAACCTTGTCGAGGAACTGGCGCTGTAGCAGGCGCTGGTAATACTCGATCACGCGGTGGGCCTGCTGCGCATCCATGCGGGCATTCGGGCCGCCGAGCTTTGAAAGGTCGTATAGGAATCCGTAGGGGAGATTGAGCGCCAGGCCGATCAACCGCACCAGGGTTTCGAGGTAGGTCTGGAACGTTCCGCTCGGGCGCTCCGACTTGATGAAGTCGTACTTGTCTGTCGAGCTCGCCCACTGGATCATGCCGGGATTGAGCGCCTGCTCCTTCAAGGGCTGGTCGTTCACATCGGTGTCATCGTTCGTCACGAACTGGGTTGGATCCTGGAACGGGCCGCCGTGCGGTGTGTAGCCGATTGCCGCGTGAAGGTTCTCGAACTTGGTGCCGATGCGGCAGTACTCCATGATCTCCTTCAAATCGCGGGCCTCAGTCAGGATCGGCGCGAACGGGGTGACGCCCCTATACTGGTTTGTGCGCCTCGGATCAAAAATATGCATCATCTGGTCCGCAGGAATCTCAACCGGGTTGCTGTAGGAGTTGGCCTTTGTGCGCCAGTAGATGCGGAACGAGAGCGGGCGCCCGGTCGGTAGGTCAATCGTGATCCCCTGCAGGTAGTTGTCCGAGGAACTGACCATGTAAATGCCCCCGATCCTGTCGCCCTCGATGCCGCAGACTTTCAGAAGCCCATCGCCGCCGCGCTGCCACTGGTAGCCGAAATCGCCGTCCCGAAGCATCGACTTGAAGGCTATCTGCGCCTGCTGCTCGATGCCGAAGCGGCCGGAAAGGTCGAGCGAGTTGTCAAAGCGGTCCTCCAGGTACTCGCCGTAAATTGGGTTAAGCGCACCCTCGCCGGTCTGCGGCCGGTACTTGATGCGCCCGAAGGCGTACATGGAAACCTTGTCGATGATCGACTGGAAGAGGCCGAAATTCTGCTCGAGGTCGCGGACCTGGCGGATCAGCTGGAGCCGTTCGGGAAATGCCCGGTAGTCCTCCGGCCCCTGCATGGTCGTCGCCGTGTTGCGGAACCTGTCCGAGCGGCTGGCCTCGTAAGAGAACTCCCGGCGGGCCCGGATGCGGCCTGCCGCGAACTTTGGAAAGTATCGCCCGATGGCAAGGTCCAGTTTCGTTGGCCTGGACATCTCAACCGGGTCAAAGGGGTTGCGCCCGATGCGCGTCGGGTCGTTATACCGGATCGGCATGGCTTACATTGTCGGGGAGGTCTGCGCCGATGATGGCGAGCCGCCCGTGTTCATGTTGGCAAAGGTAAAGCTGTTGCTGACCCCGTTTGCCCGGTCCAGCGCCCGCTGGATCTCCACGAGCGTCTGGCGAACCTCGGGCAGGTTGGCGCGGGTGAACGCCCGACCGGACAGGGTGTAGGACTGCCCGGCTGTCGCAATGCCAGTCATCACGGCGATATAGTTGGTCTGCATCGTCGTCAGGGTGGCGACCGGCAGCCCGAAGAATACTCCTGTTACTCCGATAGGCATTTCAACCTTGCTTCATTCGTCAATCTGCCGCCCCATCTTGAAATGTCCATGTTTAGAATGTCCCGGCATGGCGGGGCACGCACCGGAGCAGGCCGACCGCCGCTGCCCGACGAGGACAAGCGCAGCCAGCGATGCATCTACGTGCCCGACGAGGCGTGGCAGGATCTGCTCGGCCAGGCGCTGCAGTTTGACCTTACTCCGGGAGAATACGTCGAGCATCTTGTAGTCGCCGAGTCGGGGCGTCGCGCCAGAGAGGTTTTTGAGGCTGCTCGGCAGCCGGCGCAGCAGCCGAGCCGGCAGTAAGGAGTCGCATCATCACGGCGAAACACACCTGCATCTTCGAGGTGTCAAAGCCGTGGTCCGGGCGGTTCTTGACGGTCTCCCAGTTGAAGACGCCGGGACGTTTCTCCATCTTCTGCTTGTTGAGCAGCTGCGCCTGGTGGTCGCCCGACCAGTCGTCCGGGTGATCCCAACCGGTGGTCGTGCCGCCGATCAGGTTGGCCAGGATGTCCGAAAAATATCCCTCGTTAAAATGGATGTAGGCCACTCGGCGGGCCGCGCCGGGCACCTCGGCCATCTGGATCGGTGAGTATGGGAGCGTCACCTTCACCGGGTCCGCATCGCGGGCTCCCTTCGTGTAGTGGGTCCATGAGTTTTGATCTGATCCGAAGACGGCCAGCCACCCATACTCGACGCACTCCTTGAAAACCTCGTGCTTCTCAAAACGGGCGTCCTGCCACACGCAGCGGTCCTTGATGTGGTACTGAAGCTGAATCGCCCGCATCCCCTCCTTGGTGTTGACGCGCCCGAAGTAAAGCTGCCGGGAGGTTCCGTCCTTCCGGTAGGCTCGGATCTCAACCCACCTATGGGGCACGTCCTGCGCGATGCCGTGCTGGCGGTCGGCGGTCATCGCCCGGTGGACCTCGCCGTCGATCGGCTGGCCGCCCGAGAAGTCCGCGTAGCTGTAGCCGCCACGGTTGGTGGTGATCGAAACGGAGAGGTGAACTTCCTCCCATGGGCGGCACTCGTACTTCTGAACGAAGTCCCTCATGGCGCTCATGTCGCCGTACTCGGCTATCTGCATGGCCTTGATCTTCATCGAGACCAGATCGGCGAAGGAGTAGTTGAGGAGCCCGTTGACCGAGAAGGAGACCGTGCCGGGCGCCGCGTTCTCGTTTGTCACGACGTATCGCCCCGTTCGGTTCCATTCCGCCCGGGTGCCCTCGGTGTCGGGCCACTCGGTGGCGGTCTGGGCGCAGGAGTACCGGGCTGTCTCGATCGCCCGGGCAATGGACCACTTCCCCGATGGCAGCTTCGCGTCATCATTCCAAAGGAGACCCCAGCGGCTGCCGTCGTCCCTCTTCCCGCCACGAAGATCGAGCGGGACCACCTTGCCGGCAGCCTCGTAGCACCACACAGCCTGCGTTCCCTCGCGGTAGTTGGCGTCCTCGACATCGTTTTTGATCCCCGCCTGCGACACATCCACGATCTTGTACGCCCCGGTGCGCCGGTAGTCTCCGGTGCGGGCCTCGGCATGGGTGTAGAGATCCTGCCAGACCGGCAGCCAGGTCTCGTCATTGAACAGCCAGCGGATGCCCTTCGATTGCAGGTTGTTGATGTTCGCCCCCTGGCAGACCACGAAGAACGGGCCGAAGTAAATCTCGGTCGTCAGGGTGTCGTGGCGGTTCGGAGGCAGCATCGCCTTGAACGGCCTGCATGAGCGCCAAAGCTCCCACGCCTTCTCCTTCATGTGTCCCTTCGCGTCGGCGTCCGACTGCCAGTTCCACATGACGGGCCCAGGGTCGTTGCAGATGATCCATGGGATTGACAGGTCCGCGATCATCGAACCTCCGAACCTGGGCGGCTTCCGCATCCGGACGCGGTGGATTCGGGTGTCCTGGATCGCATCGAATACCGAGATCAGCGGCCGGGTGATCGCCACATCGAACTTGCCGGGAATGGCGTAGCTCGGCGGCAGCGTCATGTGCTCGTGGGCCCAGTCGTAGATCGAGCGCCTGTCGGGCTTCGACCAGCTAACCCCCCAGCCGCTTATTGCTTTTGCTGCCATTTGTCGCGCTCCGTGGCAAAGCACTCGCACATCCGGTCGCCTATGCCCCGGGCAATTAGGCGAATCTCCTCCGGGGTCTTGCCCGACGCCTTTGCCGGAAGCTCCTGCTCAAGGGCGGCGAAGAGGATCGCCTTCAGCAGCAGCCCAATACGCATGAACGCCTCGTCCACATCCCGCATCTCGATCATCTCGCCCTCGATCTTCTTGATTTCGATGTCGAGCCTGCGGTTCTGCTTCTCGAGGTTCGCCTGCTTCAGCTCCATGATGTTGCCCTTGGCCTTCTCCGCCAGTTCCCGGTAGTACCGGAGCATCCCCGTCACCGCCTTCTCAAGATCGTAGATCCCACCAACCGGCGGCGGGAAGAATCTCTCAGCCGCAAGCTGCTGGAGACGCCGCTGCGACAGCCCGGTCCATTCGCAGAAAATTTCCCATGTGAGGGCGAACGTCTTGGCGGCCGCCGCCGCCTCTTTTTTGGCTTTCTTGGGCGCTGTCCCTGCGGTTGCTTTCTTGGGCATATTGGTAACCGAAACGAATTGCGCCAAAACGGCTCATATGTGCCGGTCTTGGCCCGGCGCACTTCGGTCGCGGCGGCCGGGCTTAGAAGTCTCCTTACCCGGGGCCGGGGCGGGGGTGGCCCGCAAGCCATCAGCCCGCCTGTCCTTGTCATCGACGGCACGTATCAATGCCAGCACCCCGGCCACAACTGCCCGCCTTGTGGCACGGGTGTGGGTGGGGGAGGCCGTGGGCGGGTGTATGGTACGGGGCGGAGCGACCGGCGGGCGGGCGGCGGGCTGGGTCGGGCTCGTGACTGTGCCGCAAGGTTCGATGATGCGAGCCGAGCTGCGGCCGAGCGCCGGCAGGAGCGTTCGCCTGTTCCTGGTCTCGCGCTCTGGGACCAAGAGTCTAAGTCTTCGACTCGCTCTTGCTCGCTTGCTCGTCTTGTCTTCGCTCGTCTTCGCCTCGTTACTTGTCGTCGTTGCTGTATCGGGTATGGTCATTGTGCTGGCGTTGCTATTGCTCGTGTCGTTCAACGGACACAACCAAACCTTGCGAGTTGGTGTTATGTGATCGTTGTTCTTCGACACGAGATACTTGTCCACGAATGTGCTTTATCTGGTGTGACAGTTCCGGGAACGCACGCTCTATCGCGGTCAGCACGGAATGGAACTCGGCATGTGCGGCCTGCTTTGAGATGGCGCGGTCTTGCGACTGCTGCTGGAACGAGTTGAAGATTGAGGCGTCGCCGTGCATCAGGCGGACCGTGTAGCGAAACGCCATGTGGCTGACCTCTGAGACTTGGACGAGCCGTGACAGGATGCTTATTCCCAAGCCGAGGCGAATATCCTCCAGCTCGTGGAGTCGCTCGCAGACCTCGGAAACGATTGGCGCGGCTTCGGATAGCTTGTCGCACTCGGTTTCAAAGAATGGTTCCGGGCCTGTCGCCCTTACCCCAAGAACCCCATCCTCGATTGCACGCGTCATCCAGTTTCGGGACTTGAGGCGCTGCCTGGCGAGATCGGCATCATGGCAGCGGTCGCAGAGCGTGAATTTGCGGGCCTTCTTGCCGCAGCGGATACAGAGCTTCCTCGCCTTGCGTTTGCGGGCCCAAAGCGACCACTTCGAGAGTTTCCTGGTGTGAACCGCCGTCATTTGAAATCCCCCACCTTTGGCGTCGGCAGATTCCTGTAATATGCATGGTTGTACGCTTTTCTCCATTCCTTGTGCCGGCGCTGGTATTCGCGGCATTTCCTGCGTGCAAAAGCCTTGTCGGCGCCGCTGGCGTAATTGCCATGCTTTACGTTGCTCATTTCAGCAGTCCCAGCGCCCGGGCCTTGGATTTGTTCTCGTGGATCCATGAATGGCAGCGCCGGCAGACGGCAAGCCAAGTTGACTGGTCCAGGTAGTTTTTCCCTGTCCGTCCGCATACATGGTGAATATCACATGAAAGATGCATCAGGTTGCCGGTCCTGGGGCACGCCTCGCAAAGCGGGTGGAGGATGAGGAAAAACCGGCGATCGCGGCCATAGACGACCATCTCGGCTTTCCTGCGGCTGGAAACCCTTGGCATCGCTCTTTTGCGGCGGGTCATAGTCCGTCGAAGGGTTGTGTGATGATCCGCATCATCCCCGGGCTGTTTCGCCTCGGGTCGGCGATGAACCGCTCGATCAGCCGGATCCGCTCCGCCGTCACCTTGGCAAAGTCGCTTCGATGGCGTTTGAGCATCCAAAGGCTGCGCTTCGCCCTGGACGTTATCTCGCGCTCGCTCATCTCGTAGCTGCCGATCAAGCTCACCGTTTTTCGAGCTCCTTCAGCTTTTCAGTCCTTTTCTTCCGCCAGACCCGCGAGGCCAGAGCGTGGCACGCCAAACAGAACCGCTGCCCATTCCTGGCAGGCTTCACCCGGCAATGGGAGCAGGACCGCAGCGTCAGTTGCATTTTTTTGTCTGCCATCTCTCTTTGTCCGCATACCCGGTGTCGATCACCAGGCTGCTGAACCAGCCCGGTGAAGGACACGTGTTTTTTTCCCTGCTCACACTAAGATGCAATGCATACAACACCCCATATCCGCAAATAGGCTGCGCTTGTCAACTTATCAGTTCCACGCCCAGTCGGTTCGACTTCGCGCTGCAGCCTTGGCTTTCGGTTCGTGGAAACTTTGCGGGCACACCTCACCTGTTGTCAGATGAGGCGTGAAGCAGCGATGGCTTTCGGACTGTGGTATCGCGGTTCAATCCGTGGCACGCCCGGCATTGTCCCAATTCAGCGTCTTGCCACGGCCCTCAGCCCTCGCGGGCGACAGGAATGAAGCGCGGCTGGTAGGGTAGCAGGCCGCGCACCGTATTTGTGATCCGTGGGGCTCTTTCCCTTTTCGGGCGGCTCGGAGTTCTCTGGTTGTTATCGCGGGTCCAGTGACCGCGCCCTGGAATGGGCTGTTATAGAGAAGGACACCAAAAGCCGGGAGTCGCCCCGTGGCAAGCAAAAACCCCTGCACGCCTTCCAGGGGGAACGTGCAGGGGATAAAACCAACGGGCTAAAATCGTGCTTAAATGCTTGTCTTGCAAGACTAGAATGAAGACAAGTTGAGCATCTTGCAATCTGAGCTTGCAAGATGTTCCACGCAGGGATTGGGTGTGGGTATGGAAGCAACACAAACACAGGAGACTGAGCTGACGATTTCAATGCGCGATTTCTTCGCGTTGCCCGAGGTGATCGCAGCGCAGAGCGTCCAGAAGCAAAACCCGTATGGGTCGTTTGAACATCGGATGGCATCATCGGCCATTCTGCTCTTGGCGGATAAACACAACTGCGGGGAGTACTTCGCATAGCGGAGGGAAAAGCCTGATTCCATGCAAACACCGACTCAAACGACCGTGCTACCGAATCCGAACCTGAAGAAGCCCATTGGAATATCACTGCCGCCGCACACGGACAAGGTGATTACAGAGTGGGTGGACCACCTGGGAAAGCGGCGCACCTTTGTTTTGGGCGAGCGCAAGCCGACACGCGGAACAGTCATCACCGAGATAGTTGAGAAGCTGCTGGCCGCAGGCTGGATGCCCGGCGACAGGTTGAGGGTTGTGGCTGCGAAGCCGTGGAGGAAGGCCAAGTGAGCACAACCCTCTACGTTCCAGTCAGGGACTCGGATGGATTTCGCTCGCTGCCCCATCTTTATGCAACGGGTGCCATGCTCTGGATCTTCGGCCAGAGCAAGCCGCACGAGTGGCACACTGAAATGATTTCGGCTGAGGATGACGGGCGGGAGCTTGCCATAACGCCTTCAGCCTTGGACATCGGCAAACCTTAATCACTATGAGCGCCACAAACTACAGCCGAGTTCTAGCCGCCTCCATCCAGCAGGGCGCGAAGGATTCAGGGCTATCGCTTGACGCTTATCTTGAGCGCGAGGAGCAGCGCGTTGAATCGGTTGCAGCCATGAGGCGCAGCGCGGCCCGCGAGCAACTGGAGCGCAAGTGGCTCACCGAGTACTGCGCAAGGATCAATGCGGCCACCGGCCAGCTTGACAGCGAGGAAAGCGCCGCCGTGAAGAGCCACCTTTCAGAGATCACCCACGAATAGAAACCACCATGCCTAAATCAGAACCAATGCTGTCAGTTGCCGAAGTGCTGGAAATGCAGCCTGGCGACGACCAGAACGCCACATGGATCAATCCCGGCTTCATTGCCGAGGTTGCCGCCATCAAACCCACAACCGTTAAGTCCACCGGGAACCCCATGAATATCTGCACGCTCAAGGACACGAGCGGCAGCGCAACAATCTCCATGACGGTCTTCGGGCCAGCCAAGTTTGGTATCGGCGCAACCATCGAGGTAAGCGGCAAGGGCCTGCGCAGAACCGAGTACAAGGGGATGGAGCAGGTGAGCGTCGGCAAGGAGACGGAGATCCATGTCGTTAGCCTCGGCAAGACTCCGGCACCACCCACCAACAGCGAGCCTGTGGTCGGCCAGAGGATGCCGGACGGCACCGAGCCCACGCAGCCTGTCTATGGTGGAACAGTCGGCATGGCGATGAAGGAGGCGCTGGCGCTGCTTACACGCGAGCTCACCCGGGACGAGTTGATCGAGCAGCTTGTCTCCCAATCCTTTTGGAAGGCGGTCCACGAGGTGTCATCGGACATCATCCGGGTCTCCCTGCTGCTCGAGAAGGGAAGGCTTGCCCCCAGCGTCAAGGAAAGGACTGCCGGGCCGGCGCCTGCCGCTCCCCAGCCCGAGCCCCAGAAGGCCGCAGCGCCGTCAGGGCAGCCAAGGCGGGGCCAGCCACAGACGGAACGACAGGCTGCCAATCAGGCCGATGTGGTGGATGAAGATGTCCAAGATGTCCCGTTTTGAAATGCCCTCCCCACTCAAACAAGGGCGGCTTGACCGCACCCCTACCGAGAAGCGGCTGGACGAGGACGAGCATGACGAACTAGAGGCGCTCGGCGACCTGTATGGCTACAGCGAGGCGCAGATCCGGCTTGCGCATGATCTTCTGCCAGGCCTCAAAGACAGAGGCTACCCAGCGGCCTACAGTCTGACCATCGCTCACGCGTGGGACGGCGTGCGCAACAGTGAACTTAAGCGCAGCGCCCTCACCCGGATCAACGCGATGAAGGGGGAGAAATTATGACCCCCGAAAGCCACGACCAAGAGATCGCCCGGGTGGCGAGAGAGCGAGACGCGCAACGTCAGCCGAAATGGCTGATCTGGTCTATGGAGCACAGCGCGTGGTGGCGTGCGGACCATTCTGGGTATACGACGACAAGGGTGAACGCAGGCCGCTACTCGTTCAGCGACGCGCTCGACATCGTTCACAACGCAAACTACGCGCCAGAGTGCGCCAACCATCCACACGAGGCCATGATCCTCGACGAAATATGAATAAAACCAAAATCTACGCCGACCATTCGGCTTTCCTCGGCCGCGAGGACAAAGACACCAACGGCGTCTCTCCTGCCCACACGGAGTCGCACAGCGACTACGCGAAAGAAAATGAAACGAACAAGGGGTGTTGGAACTGCTCCGACTGCTCCGACTGCTACGACTGCTCCGGCTGCTACGGCTGCTCCGACTGCTCCGACTGCTACGGCTGCTCCGACTGCTCCGGCTGCTCCCGCTGCTCCGGCTGCTCCCGCTGCTCCCGCTGCTACGACTGCTCCGGCTGCTCCCGCTGCTCCGACTGCTCCGACTGCTACGACTGCTCCGGCTGCTCCGGCTGCTCCGGCTGCTCCGGCTGCTACGGCTGCTCCGGCTGCTACGGCTGCTCCGGCTGCTACGGCTTGCGCGACAAAAAAAAGTCAAAGCCGGTTGAAGCCGAGGCTGGCACATCATGGTTTAACGTTCCGGTCATCAAGAACCTACACACCCTGCTTCTCTCCGTCGTCGAGCAGCCAAACGCGCTCGACATGTCAACCTGGCACGTCTGCAGAACGACGCATTGCCGGGCTGGGTGGGTCGTGACGCTCGCTGGCGAGAAGGGAAAGGCCCTTGAGAAGTCGAGTTCAACCCTCTTTGCCGCCATGCAGATTTGCAAGGCGTCGAGCCCCATCAAAGTGAGCCCCGTCAGGTTCTTTGAGACAAACGAGGTCGCCATGGCCGACATCAGGCGGTGCGCTGCTGAGGAACTGGCGGCAACCCCATGAGCCGGCACGCCCGGGAGAATCCCGAACAGGAACGCCTGAAGTCCCTTGAGCATATTCCAGCACAACGAGCCATGACCAAAATCTCCAAGTCGGACCAGCCTATGAAAACAACACCCCTGCTCGCATACCACGGCAACCGCCGCATCAAGGAAAAGTACCTGAAGCGCGTCCGCGCCCACGCCAAGGCCGATGAGATCATCAGCGGCTCCTACTGGGAGAACGGCAAGGGCTGCGCGGTCGGCTGCACCATCCACGGGTCGAACCACGCGGCATACGAGACCGAGATCGGCGTCCCGCAGGTCTTGGCGCGGCTGGAGGACCGGCTGTTCGAGGGGCTTTACGCGACGGGCAATGTCCAGCGCGCCAAGGAGTGGCCCGAGGAGTTTCTGCGGTCGATCAAGCCCGGGGCCGACCTTTCGCTCGTCTGGGCGAAGTTCGGCGCGTGGCTGCTCTTGGATGAGACTTCAGGCGTCATCGCGTTCGCCAAGCGCCCGCAGACTATCGAGAGCATCCAGCGCGTCGGAGCACTTTACCAGAGGTGGGCGGTGGGCGACAAGCCCGCAACCACCGAATGGGAAAGTGCGAAAAATTTAGCCGCCGCCTACGCCGTCGCCCACGCCGCCTACGTCGCCTACGCCGCCGCCTACGCCGCCGCCTACGCCGCCGTCGCCGGCGGCGACGCCGCCGCCGCCGCCGACGCCGCCTCCGCCGCCGCCTACGCCGTCTACGCCGACTCCGACGCCGCCGCCGCCGCCTACGCCTACGCCGCCTACGCCGTCTACGCCGCCTACGCCGCCGCCTCCGCCGACGCCGCCTCCGCCGCCGCCGCCGCCGCCTACGCCTACGCCGCCGATCGAAAGGCTCGCGGTGCCCACTACGTCAAGATGGCCGACAAGCTGATCGAGCTGCTGAAAGCCGCATGAACGCCGACACCCCGCAGCCCTCCGAGCGCGTCGAGGCGACGGACGGCGATAGGGACCCGCTGGCAATGCACAAGCTGGTTTCCGCTATCGTTAATCAGCCAATGGAGAATGAGGGTGAAGGAACCATCGAAGACATGCGGTATGCCTACGATGAAAACGAGGCGATCATCCAAGAACACAACAGGGTTGAAGTCCTCATTGCCTCCCACACGGCACGCGCCGTCGCTGCCGCCGTGAAGGGGAAGGACGAGGAGATTGAAAAACTGTCCGGGCTGCTTGGGTATGCCCGCATCAGCCTACAGCTCGGCAACGGCAACTTTATTCACGCGGTAGACGACCTGCAAAAAAGAGGGTTCGCGCACATTGCCCATATTGGTGAGTTGAACGCCGACCTCACCGCCTGCCGCGCCCAACTGGCCTCACGCGACGCGGAGATTGCCAAGTTCAAGGGTATGCCCGCGTTGCTCTTGGAATGTCGGGACGCATTGCCCGCCATAACGCAAACGTCCGCAAGGCTTCACGGGATAAGCCTGTCGCTGGCAGACCGCATCGAAACGGCATTAGAACCGCGAGCGAGCAGCCGGAACGGCGGGAGGCCGTGCAGTCTCAACGTAGCAGTCTAGATCGTTACGGACCGACCTGCACCTTTGAAGGGGGCGGGATGATTTCTGACGACATCATTGAAGAATTAGAAGCCATTCTAAGCTACGGAGAGAAATAATATCGTGCCATACATCGACGAATTACCCAAGTTCTATGACGACGCGGGGGACCTAACCCGCGTTCCAATGAAGGACCAATTGAAGGCCGCTTGCCATGAAGTTGACATACTTAGGGCTCGGTTAAGCGCGACTAACGACGCACGCGCCGCAATCGACGCCGCACGGGCAGAAGCGGAGAGGGCGAAGGCGGAACTTAAAGCAACTCGTGAATATGCAGAAACAAGCGACCAGCAAAGCGATTTGAGACTACAAACGATCCTAGATTTGGAGCGCAAGCTAGCCGCCCTGCTAGGCAAGCGCGCACGCTAAAGTGAGCGCCTACCACAAGTGAAGCCCTACTACCAAGACGATGCGGTTACCATCTATCACGGCAACATGTCAGACATGTACGACCTCGATGCGGTTGACCACATAATCACCGATCCTCCTTACGAGGCCGAAGCCCATACTTCGCAGCGCAGATGCAAGGGGCGCAATTCGCCGGATGGCTCAACCTTTTATGGTAAGAGAGAGATCTTAAATATGCCATTGGATTTTGTGGCCATAACAGATGACGACCGAAAGCTATTCTCCTTCGGGGCCAAGAAGCTGGTTAAACGCTGGGTGCTTCTTTTCTGCCAAATTGAGGCCCTGACGATCTGGCGCGCTCACATGCAATCGG